GGGATTAGAAACGGAGTGGAGTTATGAGAAAGACAAAGGTACATAAGATTAATATAGAGGAGGCTATCAGACACACTAAGGTTTTAAAGAAAGCATCTATACATACAGATAACTTTATGTTAAACCATAGTAGCCTTACAACATTAAACATACTGAAGAAGCTAGGGTTCACCCATGTATCAGTAAAGGATTATTCATAATGACAGCAGGAAGAAAACCACTGTATAGTGAGGAGATACTTCTCGATAATGGAGAGAGGTACACGGTTAAAGAAATCATGGATGTTACTGGGAAATCTAGGTCTGTTATTAACACTAGATTATCTAAGAATAACCACGCATATAGTGTGCTGAGTAGAGGTAACGCTCACAAAGCTATAACACTGAGTGATGGTAAGATGTACACCATGCCAGAGATAGTAGAGATTACCGGATGTACTGATAAGACTATAGGGAATAGACTTCATAGAAGCAAGGAAGCATCTTACATTCTAAAGAAAAACTCACACTATAACTACACGCCATCTAAAAGAAACGGAGTACCACTTAATGCTTTCAATGAAACTTATGGTGAGACAGACGAGAAAGTATTTAAATTATTATTTGGTAAATGGTAACAACTTACTTATTTACTATGTTAAAATATAAGGAACAACATGGAAACTTATCACGATATTATAATAAACGTAGACATTCTAGTAGGGATACCAGCTAAGACACAAGAGGATGCTATGGATACTATTGATAGTTTAACAACAGAAGAGTTATTAACTATAGCTCTTAAGCAACTGCCTTTCGCAGAGCTAGAAAACGGTAAACCAATAACAATAAACTAGAGGTGAGATATGATTACTAAAGATGAAGAAGACAATTACTTAGAAGACAAACCTTATTACTATAAGTTAGGTTGGAGAAACTGTTCTTCTAATCAACCAATAAGAAAGTTTACTTTACATAACGAGAAAGATGCAGCCGACCATGAGATGTACAACATAGGTTATGGAGATTGTATTGCTAACTTAGAAACTAATATAGATTTAAACTTTGACTATGAGGGAGGAGACTATATGGATTGATAAACAGTAAGCTATAAACAATAACTATTTTAATTTACGGAGGAACATTATGTTCGTTGAAGGAACAACTATTTTTAACACATCACTAACCAAGTTCGATGTGTACCAAGGACAATCTACAGAGAAGTACGCTTTACAGATTACTCTGGATAAGAAAGAAGCAGCAAGACTATCCAAAGAAGGAGTAAAGATTAAAGAGTACGATGGTGAACCAATCAGAAAGTTTACTAGTCGCTATGACATTCCTGTTTATCAAGGAAAGAATAAACTATGGGACGATGAAATCCCTAGCGGTAGTAAGGTTAGGATTGAGTACACTACAAAGGAACATCCAACAGCAGGAGCAGTGCCTTATGCTAAGCGTGTGCTGTTGCTTGAAGTAGGTGAAGGATACGAAGGACAAGCAGAAGCAGATGAAGCTTTCTATGCTGATGCTGTTCCTTTCTAGAACTCCTTAAAGGAAAAGAGGAAGCTGGCTAGCATACCCAGTTCCCTCCTCCTCGAAGTATGCTCGATTGATTACCGTAAGTAATCACTTAAACCAATAAACTAAATAGCAGAGGAGCTACTATGGGAACTAAGAGGGAACCGTGTCCTAAATGCAGGGACGCAGGTAATGATACAACGGGTGATAATTTAAACATATACCCTGACGGAAACAGCCATTGCTTTGCTTGTGGTTATCATACAGCAGGAGACGGCAATCAAACAACAAGCTACAAACCTAGATTCAAACCAAGTGAAGAGGTAGTAGTGGGTGGAGCTTATGCTGATATACCTGATAGACGTATATCGGAGAAGATAGCTACCCAATATAAAGTTAAGGTAGAGTATGACTTAACAGGTAAGATAGCTAAGCATTACTATCCTTTCACAGACAGCTCATGTCGTGTCGCAGCTTGGAAGATTAGAGATGTACCTAATAAAAGATTCACTATCCAAGGTAAGTTCGAGGATGTTGGATTGTTCGGTGAATGTCTTTGGGACTCCGGAGGTAAATACATAACCATCACTGAGGGTGAGATAGATTGTCTATCCTTAGCTGAAGTATTCAATGGTAAGTGGGGAGTAGTTAGTCTAAGGAATGGAGCAGCTAGTGTAGAGAAATCTATCGCAGGTTCTTATGACTTCCTTAACTCATTCGATAAGATTGTACTTGCTTTCGATAACGATAAGGCAGGTAAGGAAGCTATTGATAAAGCACTAGAGCTATTCAGTCCAGACAAAGTAAAGATTATGTCTTACCCTGAAGGGTATAAAGATATATCTGATATGCTACAAGCAGGGTTAGTCCGAGAGATTGAACAAGCTTGGTGGAACTCTAAGACTTACATGCCAAGCGACATCGTAGGTGCTACAGAACTAAAGGATACTTGGTTTAACAGACCAGATAAACAATCAGTACCTTATCCTTGGGTATGTTTAAACAATAAGACAGAAGGTTTCAGACTAGGAGAGATGGTAACTATTACATCCGGTACTGGAATGGGTAAGTCATCTATCATTAGGGAACTAGAACATCATCTCTTAACAACCACACCAGATAAGCTAGGGATTATCCACCTAGAAGAAACAACTGAGCGTACCTTAGATGGCTTAGTTGGTATCGAACTGTCTACCCCTTATCATCTTGATGAAGTACGTCAGAACTATTCCCCAGAGCTAGCAGACAAAGCCTTTGAGAAACTATTCAGAAGAGAAGATGGTGAAGCACTATCACTATTCAACGGTAAAGACTTAAGTGTAGAGAAGATAGTTAGTAGGATTAGGTTAATGGCTAAGGCTCAGGGAATTAACTGGGTAGTCCTTGACCACCTTAACTTAGTTATGTCAGGTGATAACAAAGGAGATGAACGTAGAAACATTGATGCTTTGATGACTCAGCTCCGAGAGGTAGTAGAGGAAACCAACATAGGATTGTTTGTTATCTCACACCTAAGTAGACAGCCGGGTAAGGCACATGAAGAGGGAGGAGAGATTAGTCTCAACCATCTAAGAGGTAGCCAAGGTATAGCTCAACTATCTAACATGGTTATTGCTTTAGAAAGAAACCAACAAGCAGAGGATGACTTCATGCGTAACGTAACAAAGCTAAGGGTACTGAAGAATAGATACACAGGTTCGACAGGACCAGCAGGTCATCTCCATTACGATAACGAGACAGGTAGGATAACTGAAACTATAATAGAACTGGAGGAAGTATAATGACACAAGAACAAGAATCAAAACTATTAAAGATAGTGCGATGGATACTGGAAGAAACAGATGAACCAGTAGATGAGCTTGAATATTTAATTAATAAAGCTTATCCTAAACAGACATGGCTAGAAGAATACTCAGATGTTATTACCCATATGGAAGTACAAGGTGGTAATTAATGAAGGTAGCTTTTGACATTGAAACAGATGGACTAGACCCAACTAAGATACACTGTATCGCAGCTAAAGTCATAGGCTTACATCAACCCTGTGAATTCTGGGGACCAGATACTGTTAAGTTCTTTCCAGCTTGGCTGATAGAGATAGAAGCTGATACTTTGGTGGGACATAATATCATAGGCTATGATTTACCTGCTATGTCCAAGCTCCTAGGATTCGATTGGGGTGGAGATGTTGAAGATACCCTAGTCATGAGCCGTCTGAGTAATCCAAGTAGGGAAGGTGGACATTCTCTTGCCAACTGGGGTAGGGTAATGAACTTCCCTAAAGGGGACTATGATGATTGGGAGAATTACTCTGAAGAAATGAAAGAGTATTGTATCCAAGATGTTGAGGTTACTACTAGAGTTTACAACCAATTAACTAAAGAGAATATATCTAAGGCAGCACTCAAGTTAGAGCATAAGATATATAAGATTACCCAACAGCAGACTAAGAACGGCTGGAAGTTTAACACTAAGAAAGCTACATCATTATTAGCTGAGTTAAAACAAGAGATGTTCAATGCTGAAGATGATGTAAGGGAAGTCTTTGTACCTTTAGCTACGTTCAAGAAGCTTAGCTTTCCAAAGACAGCTTATAAGAAAGATGGAACTATCTCAGCCTCATTCCAAAGACAGTTAGACAAGAAGGTATATCTAGATGAGGAACTTGGGTGGGGTATAGATACATATCCTCCATTCAACCTAGGTAGTAGACCTCAGATAGCTAGATACCTCCAACACTTTGGCTGGGAGCCTACTGACTTCACTGAGAAAGAGACAGTCATGGTATCTGAAAGCATACTAGAGAAGGTAGAGATACCAGAGGCACAGTTAATAGCTAAGTACCTTATGTTACAGAAGAGACTAGGTATGGTAAGCAGTTGGATAGAAGCAGTAACAGATGAAGACAGGATACATGGTAGTGTTAATACATGTGGTGCTGTAACAGGAAGAATGACACACTCTAAACCTAACCTAGCTCAAGTACCGGCAGGTTACTCACCTTATGGTAAGGAATGTAGAGAGTTGTTTACAGTAGAGGAAGGGTACAGGTTAGTAGGTGCGGATGCGTCTGGGTTAGAGCTGAGGATGCTTGCTCACTACATGGATGATAATGATTATACAAACGAGGTAGTCAATGGGGATATACACACAAGAAATCAAGAAAATGCAGGACTTAAATCAAGAGACGAGGCGAAGACTTTCATCTATGCTTTCCTATACGGAGCAGGTGATGGCAAAATCGGGGAGATTGTCGGAGGCTCAGTTAAAGAAGGTAGAAAACTTAAGGCAGACTTCCTTGATAATACGCCAGCACTTAGTTCTTTACGAAAAAGAGTTGTCCAAGATTCTAGTGAAGGGAGGATTATGGGATTAGATGGTAGACAGTTACATATAAGAAGCTCACACGCAGCACTCAATACATTACTACAATCAGCAGGAGCTATTGTGATGAAGAGAGCTGTTGTTCTATTAGATAAGTTTGCTAAAGAGTACAACATCAACTACAGGTTAGTAGGACAGATACACGATGAAGTACAGGCTGAAGTACAAGAGAGTCAAGCTGACTTCTTTGGTAGCTTAGCTGTTGATTGTATTAAGAAAGCAGGTATAGACTTTAAACTTAACTGTCCACTAGATGGTGCTTATCAAGTAGGGACAACGTGGAAGGAGACACACTAATGGATGCAGTATCACCAGCACATTACAAACAAGGGGACATCGAGGTTATAGATTACATCCTCGACCAGAAGTTCGATTACTTAGAGGGAAACATAATCAAGTATGTATCTAGGTATAAAAACAAGAACGGTATCGAAGACTTGCGTAAGGCAAGATGGTACCTTGATAAACTAATAGAGGGAATGGTATGAAAGAAATAGATACACTAGTAGATGACTTATATGAAGTCTTAAAGACAAGCAAAGCAGCAGATGGCGTAGACCAGGAATTAATCATAGAGGAGTTCGGGGAAGCTATGAAGTCTCTGTTAAGGGATAACGTGCTTCACGAGAGAGAAGACAAGCGCACACTTAGGATGTCTAACATAGGTAGACAAGATAGATTCCTGTGGTTTGTACACAACGGATACTCTAAGGAAAGCTTTACACCCGCTACGTTAATGAAGTTCTTATACGGTCATGCGACTGAGGAGCTTGTGCTTGCCTTGGTTAAGTTATCGGGACATAAGGTAACACATCAACAAGCCGAGGCTGAGGTGGGAGGTATTAAAGGTAGCATGGACTGTATGATTGATGATGTTCTTATCGATGTTAAGACTACATCACCGTATGGATTCAAGAAGTTTAAAGAAGGCTCTATAAGATTCGATGACCCGTTTGGATACCTAGACCAACTAAGAGGATACGCAGCTAGTCTAGGTGTAACTGAAGGAGGTTGGTTAGCTATTGATAAATCAGGTGGACATATATGTACATCTATA